GATGTCTTCATCGGAATACTTACCGAATCCACCTGAAGAAAAGAACTTAACAACGGATTGAACATTCTCAAAACTAGGGTCACCTACGAGCCAGTCAATTTCATTTTGTACTAACTGCGTTACCATCTCTAGCCTATTCATACATCCTCCTGTGATTACCAGCTTGAACAATAATAAAAACTCCATGAATCATCCATATCAAGGCATTGATTCAAGCCCTTGACAGTATCATCGAGACCATGGAAATACCACTCATCGATATCTGTACTGCCAAAGAAGAATCCAGCCTGTGTAGGTAGATACTTGTCTGCATTATCGGGGTCATACATTGCCTTAATACACGCCTCCCGTAGGTCAATCAATTGCTCCCTCTCCACATAGTATTCCCCACAGTCATCGTTACCTTCTTGTACATGTGTCACAAACCACTTGTGGATAGCATTAGCCTTACGCCAATACATAGCCTCGACATCTATGCCTTTGATACGCTTACCCTTGTGCCCAAGATTAGGCAATTTGTCCAGTGCATCCCTGAGTTCTGCATCATTCTCTGAATGTGACCAAATGTAACGCCTTCCTGTTAGATACATATCTAAACCCATGATCGACCCCTTTCAAAAATTAAAGTTGAACTACGAAACCTGATACATCCTTACGAGCCGTACCCTTGGCACGAAGTCCTACGATTACACCCTTCGGATCATCGATACGAGCATCATGCAAGTCACCATCAATCACCTTTCGATTCATGAATGTGACAGGCAATTCTTTGCCATGGAAAACTACAGCAATATTGGCATCGGTAGTCTGTGCCACCTTCACTTGATTCTTGTAGGTAGGTACACCAGAGTACGAGAATGTCAGGTGATAATTCTCAGGTGTCTTACCTAAGCGATTGGCAAGCTTGGTGTAGTCATAGAACTCGATCTCAGGGAAAGCCTGTGGAATGCCCTTAAAAGCCATGCCATTACGCAAACAGGGTTGAAGCTCCCAAGATATATCCGAGAGACAGTTAAGCCTTACACGAAGTGTTTTGCCTTGTTTCTGAGCCTTCCTGACCAGTGCCTCTAACTCCAGTACTAACAGAGCCTTGAAAGCGACAGGATTATCCATCCAAAAATCAGACTTACGCTGTCTGGCATCCCGTACATTGGGGAATACACCACGACCTGCATTTCTAAGGCATGCATCCATGCATCCCGCAGCCTTACTGCCACCACAGATACGATGGTTAGGCATTAGCGACATCTCGGCATAGAGATAGTCTTCACCAGTTACGGCATTGGTTTTCTCAATCTTAGCGTTAGCTACTGTAGATAATAGTTGCATATAAACTCCGTTTAAGTTAGTGACGAATGTTCGACAGTACCGCTCTAAAACATTTCCAGTATCAAGGCAAGGCAATACCCTTGTAAATAGGGACTTTCCCTAATACTATGTATTACCCTCTGATTTTCTGTTCAAACATGTGCCAGTCGCATCTAGGCACAATAACCATTTGCCCTTGCTCATCCCTGAACTCATTCAAGCTATCGTCCAAGGCTATGCCTTGTTCGTCAATGTACTGGAAGTGTTCGTATGCCCAATACTCATCGTCTGAAATTTCATTGAAAAAAGTATCCATGATTTTCCTTTCGTGAAATGGATAGCCCTGTGCCACATTTCCTTACACATCACATGGCAAGGATGTACACATCATGAGGCACAGGGCAAAAGCAAGATCTTGACTACAAATGGGTAGTCCATAACGCCAAAAGCCCCGTTAGGGGCTAATGACGGGTACTGCTTTAGCAGTTACGCTTAGGCTACTTCGGATTCTGCAAGTAATAGCGTAGCTATTTCGGCAAGACTGATGCCGTTAGCTTTAGCTAGGTGGATAACGGCACTTGCAATGCCTTCGGCAGAATTTTCAGCGAGTTTTAGTGACGAAGATTCGACAGTAACATTAGCTTCGCTAACAGTGGATTCTGCATCGTCATTAGCTTCGCTAACAGTAGCATCGCTAACAGTAGCTTCGCTATTAGCAGATTTTGCTTCTTTACGAAGTAACTGACGGAGATAACTAGCAGAACAAGAGTTAATATCTAACTCTTTAACTTTCTTTTGGACGGAAGTCCAATTCTCGGCAAGCCACATCGAATCGGAACGATCTTGCCGTGACATCTTACCAAGAGCTGTGCTCTTTAAAGCTTGACCGAATTCCTTATCGGATTTACCGATAATGCTACGAAACTCTATTAAGAGTTCACCGATACCCTTCAGCTTTTCAAGCTGATTGCGTTTTTGCTTGACAATACTGTTGTAAACAGTAGCTTGATGTTCAATTGCTTCACCAAAGGTGTGACCTTCTTTGCCATAAGGACGATCTAAGATCGCCTTAAACTCTTGGGTCATCTTCGATGACTTAGCAAGTTCAGCTTTGCTGTGTTTCTTCGTTAGCTTGGAATCTACTTTTACAGTAGATACCTTCTTATCAACCTTCGGTTGAACTGTTGGTTCAACTTTGTTGAAGAAAGCTAAGTTAGCTACTTCGTTAGCTAATAGGGCTTGACGGATTGATTTTGCCATGTTGAAACTCCTTATTTAGGTTTAACTTATTTACAAGATTGGGAATATATTTATATCCCCTTTCACTTACAGTTAAAGGGTAAATATATTCCCGTAAATAAGATTAAACCTATTAGCCAGACTTCCCATCCTTTAGGTCTTTAGACCTAGGGGTTGAGATTGGAGTCGGAAAATAGTTACGATAGTAAAAGATTCGTGCCAACTTTCAATTTCCCGTATTTAATATATTTTTAGATCGTAGATCTAGTTCGGCATTAAGTTGGGCTTGCCCTTGGATGTCACGGAAAGATCGACATTTTGGTGACGAATATTCGACACTAAACACCAAAGGTGAAAGAGGGATTTGTGATAGCACCAAAGGTGAAAGAGGGATCGGTGAAAGGGGTTATTGTGAGACACTGAAAGTGTAGGGTAGAAAGTGGACTTATGCACCGCCCCGTTGTCCTTTGGGACAAGCTGTAAAACTGCCTAAAAATTAAGCACATTTTGTACTTGTACTGATATGCTATCAGTTCAGGTTAGATTGTAACCCATTGTTTCTGTTACACATTAGTGTAATGCCTTGGCTATCCTTACGCTATGATGTCATGACTCGTGATTGCACACGCATGTTCGCACGGCTCTGGGGGCGGGCGAGTGCCATGCGGGGGTATAGCGTTATATGTATATGGCTTCATACACAGATCAGGTATTTAGATAGGTTAGTACACACTAACAACCCTACACATTAACCCCCACACATGCAACCCCACACGTTAATCCCCTCACCGGTACTGCTGTAGTTAAGATATTAGGCTATGGTGTATAATCGATTCTGAAGGGCATAGGAAGCTCTTAGAGGCATTTAAATGTGAAGTTGGTATCTAGGTATCACTTTCAGTGAAAACAGCATAGCGTGGGTTTAAACGTGTCTTACCTTTGAATAGTACTTAAAGTGAAAATAATACTTGACAAAAGTATCAAAGTACGGTTAAACTACGTCTAACAGACACTCACTTAAAGTGATAACATTTAAATGTAATAGTTAAAGTATTAAAAACATATAAGTATAAATACACTTAAACTATAAAACACTTATAACTATAAAAACACTTATAACCTATCACTTAAAGTGATACAGTTAAATGTATCGTATTGTATACATTAACCTTAGTTTATGTAACATATACGTATCATTAGGTTTAGTTTGTGTAACACTTATGTATCATTACGGTACGTAGTGTCAATACATAGTTATAACTACCGACAGTTTGTAACATTACCTTTGAATGACACTTAACTGTAACACTTAAAGTGACCTACTAAGATACAGTTACGTACCAGAGAAGTCTAGCTTCCTAACCCTGTATTTAAAAATAAAAACAAACACAAGGGTTGACAATGTCAGAAAATACTGTAAAACTGTATACATTAAGAAAATCACGTAAGAAGAAAGTCCATCTACGTGATGATTACGTACTGGAAGATTTCTATACCGCTGTCAGGAACAATAGACTAGACTCTATACATGTACCCCACAGTGACGTATTCTTTGTTAAGGCTGCTCTTGAAAATAGAACGGGGAAGAAGTTTAAACTAAAGGATGTAGAGGCAGCAATGCGGCTGGAGGGTTGGAATGAGTCCAGAGTCTTAAAACCACAACGGTATAAGTTTACATGATTAAAAAAGGTAAGGAAGAGTTCAGTGGCTATAACAAGCCTAAGAGAACTCCTAGCCACCCAACCAAGTCACATGCTGTACTAGCTAAGGAAGGTAGTACAGAAAAGTTAATACGCTTTGGACAACAGGGCGTATCAGGTGCTGGTTCATCTCCCAAGACACCAGCAGAGAAGGCAAGACAAAAGTCTTTTAAAGCAAGACACGCTAAGAATATTTCAAAGGGTAAACTTTCTGCTGCGTATTGGGCTGATAAAGTAAAATGGTAAAAGAGGGTTAATATGGCACTTGCTTCTCAAATAGCTAAAAAGCTAACCAAGGCTACTGAACCTACTGGTGAAGAAGACCTTAAGACTTTAAAGTCATTAGCTAGAAAAGTTAATGCAGCTAGAAAAGCTGAAAGACGTGCTGAGGATTTATCCGAGAATAGCCCAGAAAAATTAAGACTAAAAAGGGCAGAAGAGCGTTATGATGCTTTTGTTCAAGAGAGCAAGCCAAGGAGTGATAAAAGGTTTAAAGATGTCATGAAATGGTCTGATGATGAATTTGAGAGGTTTCAGAAGGGTGAAGATGTACCTCCAAACTTTTCAAAGGGTGGTATGGTAAAAAAGAAAGTATCTAAGACTCACCAACTTAATAAATTTTACGGTAAATAAGAAAGGCACGTAATATGGCAATCGCACGTTTTCTAACCAAGCAATTGGAAAAGATGGACAAGTCAGCAAAGAAGATGGCTGGTTCCCCCGGCTATGATGATGACACAATGGCTGCTCAGAAAGAGTACGCTAAAGAGCAAAAGATTGAGAAGAGCAAGAAGCTCAGCAAAGAAGAAGAGGCTGCTGCTGACCGTGAAGCATATAACTCTGCCATGGGTATCAAGGGTGGAACTAAGAAGGGTCCCTTAACCGAGAAAGAGAAAAAGCAGTTGCAAGACGAGTTGAATATGCGTAAGGGTGGTATGGCTAAGAAGAAGAAACCTATGGCATACAACAAAGGTGGTATGGCTAACTGTGGTGCCTCCATGAAACCAGCACAGAAAGCGAAGAAGTAATATGCCAAGCACAAATCCTAATATCTTTAAACGTGCCTATGAGAATGTAATGGGTACCCCTGAGCAGAATAAGAAAGCCAAGGAAGAGAACGATAGATACAAAGCTTCTAAGGCTAAAGAGAAAGAAGCAGAGGAGAAGAAGATGGCTAAGGGTGGAGATGTTAAGAAGGGATTCAAACCCTGTAGCGAATGCAAGTCACCTGCCAAGTGCAAAGCTGCTGGCAAGTGTTTAGCTAAAAAGATGGCAGCTGGTGGTAAGGTTACTAAGTCTGGTTCTAAAGCTGCTAAAGCAGGTAAGGCTCCTTTCCTAGCCGTTATGATTGGTATCCCTAAAGCAAAGAAGAAGTAAGCTATGGCAGCCCAAGACCAGTTAGAGATTCAATCTTTAAGTAAAGAATTAACTGCTCTTAAACTAGCATCACAGGGTAGGTCTACTCCAGATGCCAGAATTACTAAACGGATTGCTGCCTTAGAGGACTTGATAGGGCGTAAGAAGACAGCAACATTAAGTACTCCAAATGCAACATACAAGAAGGGTGGCATGGTTAAAAAGCAACAGGCTAAAGTAAAGAAGGTTCTTGGAGAGTTTAAAGAGGGTAAGCTACACTCAGGCAAGAATGGTAAGGTAGTTAAAGATAAAGGTCAGGCAATTGCTATTGCTTTATCCGTTGCTAGGAAAAAGAAATGACAATGGCAATTCTGCCTAAGCTGCGAAGCATAGGTAAAAATTTAACATCTGGCACATCAAATATTTTATACACATGTCCAGCAAATCATACTGCAAAAGCGGTATTGTTACTTGTGTCGAATGGTACATCAGGGAATAAAACAATAACCATTCAGTGGCATGACATTACTACGGGTGAATCCTACTCAATTACAAGTGGATATATATTGTCGGGTAATGGATTTTTAGTATTTGATCAGAGTTATTTGGTGTTAAATGCAGGTGACTTCATTACTGCAACCCCAGAGGCAGGTTCAACAATGTCTTCTATTTTTACAGTAGACGAGTTCTTTGACCCCAGTAATAAATAAACTATGGCTACTAAAACTAAATCTAAAGTAAATGCTGCTGGTAACTATACCAAGCCTGAGCTACGTAAGAAGATAGTCTCACAGGTAAAAGCTGCAGCGACACACGGTACTGCTGCAGGTCAGTGGTCAGCAAGAAAAGCACAGCTAGTGGCAAAGAAGTATAAAGCTGCCGGTGGAGGATATAAGTGAGTGCTCTTAAAAAACCGCAGCTATCTCTTAAGTCGTGGGGCAAACAAAAGTGGCGTACCAAAAGTGGAAAACCAAGCTCCAAGACAGGGGAAAGATATTTACCAGAGGCTGCTATTAAAGCTCTTACTCCTGCGGAATATGAAGCAACGACAAGAGCTAAACGAGTGGGCACAGCAAAAGGTAGACAGTTTGTTGCACAGCCGAAAGCTGTTGCTAAAAAAGTAAAACCATTTAGGAAAACATAATGAGTAGAGAACTTACTGAAAAGCAAGTTAAGTTTCTAGAAGTCCTGTTTGAACAAGCAGGTGGTGATATTCTACGTGCAAAAGAATTGGCTGGGTACTCTGATAATAGTCCGACAACCGACATCATTAAGGGACTGAAAGAAGAGATCATGGAACGTACCCAACTTTATATGGCACGTAATGCTCCTCGTGCAGCTATGTCACTTGTCAGTGGTATGGTTGACCCG